CGCCGACGACGAAGATCGGGTTCTCGACCGTCACGTTCACTGCTGTTGGCGATTCGGTCGCCCTTATCTACACTGCCACTGGTTGGGCGATCTTCGGCACTCGCGGCGCGACGGTTGCGTAATTTGAATGAGGGCTTCGGCCCTCATTTTCACAGGAGGTAGATATGGCTGATGCAGTAGCCACACAGACGCTGCTCGACGGCGAGCGTTTGGTCATCCAGAAGTTCACGAACATCTCGGATGGAACGGGCGAGACCGCTGTCAACAAAATCATCCCGGCAAACCTTGCCCCCAACGCTTTTGGCCTTGCTTGCAATGGCGTGAAGATCAATCGCATCTGGGCGACGACGCATGGCATGGAAGTGCGCATTCTCTGGGATGCGACGACCGATGTTTTTGCGTGGATGCTCCCGCAAAACACCAATTATTTCATGGACTTCTCTGATTTTGGCGGGTTGCAGAACAACGCCGGAACCGGAAAGACCGGAAATGTCGCATTCACCACTGCGGACGCAAGCTCTGGCGATATGTATACTATCGTCATCGAGGGCATCAAAACCTACGCAACAGCTTAAGGGGACAGGCCATGGCCAAGGGTCCAGTGTACGTCAAAGACTTCGACTTCTCTTCTGCCGGTAAAACGATTGGTCGTTGCGATGACGGCATGACCAAGATGGCCAGCGGCGGCTATTATTCTAAGGGCGGCTCTGCCAAGGCTGGTCAGGCCGTTCAGATGGCCAAGTCCAATGCTGTCGCCAAGTCTTTGGTTGGCCAGAAGGCTACCCCTTACGCCAAGGGTGGCATGAAGGAGGCTGCGACTGGTGAGCGGTATCCCAGCCGCAGCGCCATGATGAAGCACGAGTCGATGGAAACCCCGCGCATGCAGCGTGAAGAGGTGATCCAGAGCCGCACCGTGAAGGCCCCGATGCGTCGTCAGATGCCGGTGGCTTCTGCTGCCCCGATGATTCAGGCTGGCGGCATGAAGAAGGGCGGCTTCGTCAAGGGCGGCACCGGCATGGTCAAGACGGAAGGCACTCTTGGCATCAAGGGGAACAAGAACCCCGGCGAGCGCAACGGCAAGCCCACGCAGCAGACCAAAAAGGGGAACGTGCCCTTCAAATCTGGGGGTGCTGTAAAAAAGTATGCTGATGGCGGTCCTGCCGCCCCGACTCAGACCGGCGCGTTGAACCAGATGGCTCAGCAGCAGAGAGATCCGATGGCTGCTGCTATGGCTCAGATGCAAGCTCGTGGCCCTTCGCAGGGCCAGCAGATCCCTGCCAGCATTATCGCTGGCTACAATGCAGCTATGCAGCAGCCTCAAGGCCAGCTTTACAGGGCAACGCTTGCCGATGGCCGGTCGGTGGTTGGCGAGCGACAGACGATTGATCCCAAGTTCGCTGATGTCATGCGGTCTATGGGGCTTCCTCCGGGTGGTGGTTTGCCAGCCGGTGCAACTATGACCCCAGTTAACCAGCCTCAGCCCAACATGCAGCAGCCGGGCATGGGCGGTGGCATGCCGCCTGAAATGCAACAGCTAATGGCGGCATTTAACAGGGATCGCGCTCCACAGGGCCTTGGTCAGGCTGCAATGGGCGGTAGCATGCCTGCCCAGCAGTTGCAGAATCTTGCCCAGCAGGGGCTTGGTCAGGGCACTCCATTGGGCGCGGCCCCGGCTGGCGCAGTGCGGCCTCAAGGTTACGGGTTTGGCGCTCCTCAGAACGCCCCTCCGCAGGCTTCGCCTCAGATGCAGCAGCAGGCTCTGGCCGCGTATATGGCTGCGAATAACAGGCCTATGCCTGCGCAGCCCGGCATGCAGCAGGCCCCTATGGGCATGGGCATGGGCCAGTTTGGTCAGCAGACCCCTCAGCAGCCACAAGCCATGCCTGCTCGGCCTAACCTTCAGACAGCTATGAGCCGGTTGCGCGGGAGGCCCTGATGGTTGGCAAGAAAGTTCCCAAGGCGGGAGCCTACAAGGTTCCCAAGGTCATGAAAGAGTTTAAGGCTGGAGAGTTGCATTCAGGCAGCAAGTCCGGCCCCAAGGTGAAAAGCCGTCAACAGGCTATCGCCATCGCTCTTTCTGAAGCTCGGAAAGCCGCGAAGAAGTAGTTTTTCTTCGCGGTGCATGACGCTATAATAGATGCGCGGCGAGCTGAACCAGCGGCCATCCTGACTGCGAGGCTGGATTATCATGGCTGTTTCTGGAACCGTAAGCACCACGACATTCAACACGATGAAGGTGATCGATCACGCCTTCCGTCGCTGTCGCATGCTGCCTCAGCAGATCACCTCCGAGATGATCTCGATAGCCAAAGACGACCTCTATCTTCTGTTGTCTTCGCTTGGCAGCTTGGGAATACCGCTCTGGTGCATCGAGAAGGAGATCCTGCCCCTCTACATCGGGCAGGCCGTCGCCACCCCGTCCAAGGGCACCATGGACATCCTCAACGCCAACTACCGCTGGCTCACGCGCCAGAACGGCCCTGTTCAGTACAGCTCTGACGGCGGCATTGTCGAATATGCCTTCGACGGCGATCTCGACACTTCCTGCGCTCAGGACGCTCCTGACGGAAATATCGAGATCTCCTACATCGGATCTGACCCAATTCTTGACCCGCAGCCTGCGGTTCAGGTGACGACCGTTGGCGTCATGATGGCGACGACCGGAGCATTCAACATCGTGTTCGAATGGTCTAATGATGAAATCACTTGGACGCCATGCCTTGAGCCCGGCGTGACGGTATATGTTGCTGGCCGCTGGAAGTGGTACGACATCGACGGAACTGTGCCTGTGAATTATTTTCGCATGCGCGAGACGAGCGGCAATACGCTCGATGTCGTCGAGTTCTATGCGTCTAACAATCCGACCGAGATCCCGTTGGCTCGCATGAACCGAGACGACTGGACGAACTTCCCGAACAAGACGTTTCAGGGTCGCCCGCTTCAGTATTGGTTTGATCGCCAGCGCGACTACCCGACGATGCAGATGTGGCCTGTCACTGACTCGACCAGCATGTTTGGTCAGTTCGTGATCTGGAAACAGCGCTACATCATGGACGTTGGGACGGTCACGGACGAGCTGGACATCCCGCAGCGCTGGTATGAGGCCATCGTCTGGCAGCTTGCATGGCGTCTGGCTATGGAGCTTCCGAGCTTCGACATGGCTCTTCTTCCCTCGATCAAGCAGACTGCTGACGAGGCTTTGAAGGTCGCTCACGACGAAGAGCGGGACAATTCGCCGATCTACTTCACCCCGAACATCGCGCCGTACACACGATGAGCATCTTTTACGATCCTACGGGCAAATCGACCTATGGCATCGGGATCTGCGCTCGCTGTTCCCGCAAGATGTCGCTCGCCGATCTGTCGCCTGATCCGAACTATCCTGCGCTCTATGTGTGCGATGTGGACAAGGATCAGTTCGATCCTTATCGCCTGCCCGCGCGTCAGCCCGAGCAGATTTTTCTGTTTCATCCTCGTCCTGACACTGACATTGCCTTGACGATGCGGGGGACGATTTCTCAAGATGGTGATGAGTTCCTCACCAACGAGAGCGAAGGCGGGTATCTGGTGCCATGACCAACAATCCGCGCGTCCCTACAAACCTCATTCCGACACGGATCACGCAGCTTCCGCAAGCTGGCGAGATCCAAGCGACAGACACGACTGTCGTTGTTCAGAATGGCGTCACCAAGCGCGCGTCATTTGGCCAGTTCTTGCAATACATTGGCCCGACCGGCCCGACTGGGCCGACTGGGCCGACTGGCGCTGACTCTTCTGTCCCCGGCCCCACTGGGCCGACAGGGTATGGTCCGACAGGAGCCACGGGCCCCACGGGCGCAGATTCGACCGTCCCCGGCCCAACCGGCCCGACCGGCCCGACAGGAGCGACGGGGCCGGGTTCAATGGTTTCAGGCCCGACCGGACCCACGGGAAGCCTCGGCCCGACCGGCCCGACCGGCCCCGGATCTTTTGTCCCCGGCCCCACAGGCCCCACGGGCGGTTTTGGCCCCACGGGGGCTACTGGCGCAGCTTCCACCATCCCCGGCCCCACGGGGCCTACGGGGGTCATGGGCGAGCAGGGCTTGACGGGCCCCACCGGCCCAAGCGGCGCAGCTTCCATGGTTGCGGGCCCTACAGGGCCTACGGGCGCGCCGGGCTATATCGGGCTGGACGGCCCGACCGGCCCCACCGGGCCTACGGGAGCTTCTGGCTCGTCTATAACGGGGCCTACGGGTCCAACGGGCCCAACCGGGGCAGATTCAGCCGTTGCAGGTCCGACCGGCCCCACGGGCAGCGCCGGTGGCCTTGGCCCGACCGGGCCCACGGGCGCTGCATCAACGGTGTCGGGCCCCACTGGCCCCACAGGCCCGACTGGCGCAGATTCGACGGTGGCAGGGCCTACAGGTCCGACTGGAGCTGATTCGACGGTGGCGGGCCCCACAGGCCCTACAGGCCCCACTGGCCCGACCGGAGCCGATTCGACGGTAGCTGGCCCGACTGGGCCGACTGGCCCAACTTCGACCGTTGCCGGACCTACAGGCCCCACGGGAGCCACCGGAGCAACGGGCGCCGGTGGAGCTTTGGGTTACTGGGGTTCATTCTGGGATACGACCGATCAGGTGGCGGCTTCGGCCAATACGGCCTATTCAGTTGGGCTCAATAGCTATGATCCCGACAACAATGGCATCAGCATTGTCTCAGGCAGTCGGGTCACCTTTGCCTATGCTGGCGTCTACAGCCTGACATTCTCGATCCAGTTTGTGAACACTGACACGCAGATCCATGATGTGAACGTCTGGCTGCGCAAGAATGACAGCGGCAGCACTGGCGACGTACCTGATTCTGACAGCCGTCTGAGCATCCAACAAAAGCACGGCGGCGTTGACGGTTACGGCCTGATGACCGTCAACTTCATGTTGAAGGTGGCTGCTGCTGACTACATTGAGATGATATGGGCGGCGACGGATACGGCTGTGTCAATTCAGACCGTTCCTGCCGGAACAACGCCTGTTTCGCCCGTCATTCCCGGCGTTATCTTCACTGCCCAGCAGGTCATGTATACCCAGCTTGGGCCTACGGGGCCGACTGGCCCAACTGGACCGACTGGGGCGCAAGGCGTTACTGGCCCCACTGGGCCTACGGGCAGCACTGGCATTAATGGCCCGACTGGCCCGACAGGCCCCACAGG